CTCACTCCCCACCTCCCTTAGGAGGGGTGGAGTCGGGCTCCTGCTCCTTGTGGCGGAGGGCTCGGAAGGCGGCCCGAGCAAAGCAGCGCAGCCTCGCTAGCTGTATGACCCCCTCTATCGCCGTGGTCGGTCGATAGTTCGTGAGGCGGTACTCCTCCTCCGCCATCGCAAGGGCCATGCTCTGAATCTCGGCTTCGGTCGGTTTCCAGGCTACGGAGCCCTGTTCGGGGAGGTCACCCATGATCACTCTCCAGATTGGGGACTGGAAGGGGGTTCATCCCGGAATTGCCAGTCTCCCCGTTGAAGAGAACGAGGATGGCGCGGGCCTTCTTCATCGCGGCAATCCACGTTCGCAGTGTTGCCGGACCCGCCCGCCTTACGTCGTCGGCGCCAAAGCGAAAGCCTGCGATGATCGCCGCCACCTCCTCTATAGCAGGCGTGGGCCGCACAGGCGGCAGGCTGCACAAATCGGTCTCACTCATGGCTTGGCATCCCGTGTTGCCGTGCGGCGGACGTGCCGTCCGCTGAGGCTGAGGGCGGTGTGGGCGGAGCCGGGCGCCACAGCCAGGGGAAGCGGTCCCACATGCCTTCCCCGTTGACGGGCAAGCGGTCGTGTCGGTCTGCGAAATGGACCCGGCGCACGCAGAGGCCGTCTGTCGCCTCAAACCATGAGCCATCTCGCGGCGCAGTCTCCAAGAGACTCCAACCGTCAGCGCTGGCAACGTCACGCAGATGGTTCAAAGCCTCGCGAATGTCGAGGGCGGCGCCGCGAGTGCCCAATGGCACGTCGTAGACAAGTCGATTGACTTCCCGCATGGCGGCGTCGAACACCGTCGCCCCAGAACCCTCAGCGTTGCTGGGGTGTAGCCCGCTTGCGGGCGCCACTTGCTGGGTTGGCGTATGAGGAATACTCATTTCTCGGCTCCACTAAGAGTGGACAGGGCTTGGCGGACAGACTTGGCGGCCTTACCGGATGCGCCCGGCAGCCATCCCCGAGACCATGGCTCCAGCGCCTTCCTCGCCCCCCCCACTTGAGCCTGGAGAGCTTCGGCGCGGGCTTCGGCGGCTTGGAAGCAGCCGTGCCATTTCGCAGTTTGTCGCGCCTCGTCGTCTCGTTCCTTCTCTGCGGTAAGGGCGCGGGACTTCCACGATGATGCGGTTTCGCCGTCCCAGGCCAGTTCGGCGTCGCGTCTGGCGCTCTGGTAGTTGTCGCGCAGCACGCCGAGAATGACCTCGTGCGACAGGCTGGTGTTGTAGCCCGGCACATCCTCTCCGCCGCAGATCGCAAGCCGAAGCTCGTCTCGTTCTGCGATGATAGGGGCGTAGAGTGCGGCGATCTTGGCCCCGAGAGACAACGCTTCTCGTCTGCGGCTTTCATAGTACGGCGAATATCCTTCGGCGTTCATCGCCAATGGTTCCAAGATCCGCGCAACGTCCTCCAGGCTCACTTCCGAGGATACAGGGGAGCTGTCGGTCATGGCCGTTCCTTCCTAGCCGTGGCTTCGCGGGAGGCGGTCTTGCTGTGGAAAGGGCAGTGCCGGAAGTCGTCGATCTCGGCGGCTAGGCTTTTGGCTGCGGCGTCGAGAAGGCGTTCGGTCTCAGTGCCGAGCATGTTGAAGCCCTGCGTGTGAAGCCCGACGCTGCCGTTCAACTGCGCTTCAATCGTAATGCGTATGCCTCTGAACTCCGGGCCGGGCGCGTTCATGAGGCGCAGACGTATTGCGGCCTCCAATTGCTCGGGCGGCGTCGCCTCCCCGAGGTCAAGCCTGCGGATCAGATCGCGCGCCGGGAAAACCCCGAAGAAGCCCGCGATCTGTTCAGCCGCGTAGCTGGCGGCATTGCGCATGGCCTTCAGAACGAAGTCCTTGCGGATGAAGATGGTGCCATCGCCTTCGAACCTGCAGGCCTCGGTTCCTTGTCCGGCAACGCTCTGCGAGAGGACGACATGGGCGCGATGGTCATCCATGATCGGCGCGACTTCGCCCATCACGCATCCCCCTCTGCGGTCTCGGGGAGAGGGTCGGGGTTGAGGAGAGGCAAAGCCGCTTCGGCGAGATCATCCAACTCTTCGATGAAGCTGTTGATCTTGACGTAATCGCACTCCTCGTCTCGGTCGTATTCGACGCCCATGGCGAGGACGACATCGACGATCTCCCTCAGCGCCCCCACCAGCGCTTCCTCTCTGGCGAGGAGGGCGCGGATATCGGCCACGTCCTGAAAGCTGAGGCCCATGGGTGAACTCTGCGCGAGCGTCTTCAGCCTCGCCCGCGCTTCGGTTGGAGATGGAGTGGGCGTCATGCGGCGATCCTCCGCTCAAAGTTCAGGCCCAAACCGGCGCGCTCGGCGCGAAGCAGGGCCTCGACGCCACGCGCGCCAGCGGCGAGCAGCGTCGTACCCTGGGCGGGCTGAGATCCCAGATAGAGACCTGGGAATTGCGACGGCTGCGGCGTGCGCGTGCCGTCCTTGTTCTTCCGCGATCCCAACACTGGGTCCGGGGTCAGGAACTTCAGCTTCTCGGCTACGAAAAGCGTCAGGTTTGCGCGCGGCGAGAATTGCTGCCACCACGGCGCGGACGTGCGATCAGGGACCAGTGCAACCCCGTCGCCGTGGGCGAAGAATTTCTCCAGCCAGGGCGCCAAGCCGTTCCGGCCCCCGAAGGGCGGGTTCATCCAGACGAAGCCCGACCACGCCTCGGCCAAGCTATCCGCGATGAAGTGACGGTCGGCCGGCACCCAATGCACGACTTCCCGGCCGGGGCTCGCCGCGTCCATATCGAACCGCGCGCCCAGAGCCGCGAAGACGTGCGGCGGTGTGTACCACTCGTCAGAGGCGCCGGCGCTTTGCTCGTGTACCGCCACCCTACTTCCCTCCCTGATCGAGAGCGGAGCGGCCGGCTTGCTTCGCGAGCGCCTCGGAAAGCACTTCGCCGAGGCCTCCATCGTCGCGCTTCGCCCAGAAGAACCACAGGCATCCGGGAACCGGCGTCGCCTCGCTCTCCCTGGCGCATTCGCAGCCGAATGGACGTTCGCAGGCCGGGTATCTGACGATGGCCATGCTCAGGCCTCAGCCTGGAGGGCGGCGCGGCCGGCCTCGGTGATGCGGTAGGGGCGCTTTTTCATCCGTGGCCGCTCCGCGACGGACGGCGGCGTATAGGTCTCCACGAGGCCCATGTCCGCCAGCGCCGCCATCGAAGCGCGCATCCCCCAGAAACAAAGGTTGCGGCCCTCGTAGCGGCCCACCAGCGCCAAGGCCTCACGCTGTCGCTTCTTCAGCTTTCCCATGGTCAGGACTCCTCGGTAAGGGCGGCGCGGAGTTGGCGGAGCTTCGCGGCGACGACCGGGGTGCCGGCTAAGCCGCCCAGGCGCTGGGCCATCTCGTCCAGCATGTCGGCCGCTGTTGCGAGCAATGCGGGCGTGGGCGTGTTTCCGAGCTTCTCCGGCACGCGGCCCGATAGCCTCTCGATCTCCGCGTCCTTGGCCTCTATCTCTGAGAGAAGATCCAGCACCTTCTGAGGATTGGCGGCAGCGATATACTTGGCATCCGCGAACCCTTCACCTGTGCGCTTGTCGTAGAACACGTGCGCGAACACGAGCTGTTGCTCTCCGAAGTAGATGCCGTGCCCGTTCACTGGGCGCTTGCCGTCGTATAGGTCGTGGCGACCTCCACTCATTCCCCACGGCCCCGGCGATGCCGCCTCAGCCAGCTGCTTGAGGGCTTCGTTGGTTATGGAGTCAGACATTATTGGGGTATCCCAGGAAGCGGTGCGATGCGAGGGACCAACAGCCTCGCATTCCGAGAGGTTGTGAGGGGTCATGCGGCGGCCTGCTGGGCGGCGATGGCTTCGACCGCTTCGATGCGGCGCCCGATCCAGGCCATGACGGGAACCGCCATGCTGTTCCCCAGCGCCTTGTAGCGAAGCCCATCAGGGGCCATGCCCTTGCGCCAGGGGATCAGGGTGTAATCGTTGGGGAAGCCTTGGAGGCGCTCGCACTCGCGAGGCGTCAGGCGGCGCACGGCGCTCGTGTGAACGATGCTGCCGATCTCATTGGAGCCCGGCCTCGTGTGGCTGCGCACCGTCCCGGCGATGTAGTCCCGGCTGGAACCACCCGATGCCGAGCGCAGGCTTCCGACGCGATCGCCGCTGTTTTCCGGCAGAGCACCGCCTTCACGGCCACGCAAGGCGAACGCGATCAGCATGCCGCTTTCGGCGTCTTGCTGGGTCGCGCTGCCTGCCGCCTTGCCGTTCGCGCTGAGGGTTCCGGCGACAAGCGGCGTTCCGCGCCCGGTCCCATCCTCGCTGGCGTCGAAGCCACCTGCCCTAAGGCTGTGCGCAACGTCGGCGGCAACTCCTTCCCGCGCTTCTCGGCGCGGCGCAGGATGCCCCTGCAGGCTGTGGCGCTCAAAAAGAACCGCTGCGGCACGTCGCCAGTCTCCAAGGTGTCCGACAACGAACACACGGCGGCGTCGCTGGGCCACTCCGAAGAACTGAGCGTCAAGCACTCGATAGGCGAACCCATACCCGAGTTCGACCAGGCCCCCGAGAATGGAACCAAAGTCCCGTCCTCCGTTCGACGACAGGACGCCGGGGACGTTCTCCCAGACCAGCCATCGGGGCCGCAGGCGGTCAGCCAGCCTAAGATATTCGAGGGCCAGGTTGCCGCGGTGATCGTCCAGTCCGCCTCGGAGACCCGCGACGCTGAAAGACTGGCAAGGTGTTCCGCCGACCAGAAGGTCGATTGGATCGTACTCGCCTGCCCGGATCGTCGTGAAGTCGCCATGCAGTGGCACCTCTGGATAGTGATGTTGAAGGACTGCGCGGGGGAAGGATTCGATCTCCGACAGGAAGGCGCTCTTCCAGCCGAGCGGAGTCCACGCGACAGACGCCGCTTCGATCCCGCTGCAGACGCTGCCAAAGACGAGGCTCATCTCCGGCGATCCGCACGGACGATATCGCCATTGAACCTGCGCCATCCGCGGAAGCCGCCCGAACTCACCTTGATGCCGAGCGCCTTCGACTTCTTGCGGCGCACCTTGGCGCGCTCCCGGTTCTCGGCAGCGGTCTTTTCGCGGTGCTTGTCCTGCAGCGCGGGCGCGAGGTTGCTTTCCCGGTTGCCGTGGCCTTCGCCCGTCCAGTCGGCCAGAGCGACGACATGTTCCAGGTCCCACGGCTCGCCGAAGCGGATCTTTCGCTTGGCGATGTGGCAGATGCCCTTCGCCCGCTCGAAGATGCGCAGGCGGACGTGAGGCGGGACCTTGGCGTCAGGAGACGAGCCAACCCACTCAGGGACTGATCTACCAGTCACGCGGCACGCACGGCGGGCTTCGAGCTTTCGCTCCCACCCGCCGTGTCCCTGCTGTCGTCGAAATGTTCGACCTCGACGCCTTCACGCGCGCACCAGGCGAGCATGATGGTCAGGAGGTCTGCGAACTCGCCCTTGGTCAGCCGCGAGGTGCTGTGACCGATCGGAAAGAAGCCGTCGCCGTCCAGCTTCGGCAGCATGCGCATCTCGGCGCCCAAGGCGTCCATGAACACGGCCTTCCACAGCTCCGGCGTCATCTGCACGCCGTTGTGCCTGGGCCGCTGGCGCTGGATCTGGTTCAAGAGGCCCCAGAGCGCGCGGTTCTGGTCATCGGAGCGCTTGGGCTCGCGCAGCTCCAGCACGTAGCCGTTCGGGGCCTTCACGACGCCCTCCACAGCCTTGCTGCGGTTGTGCTGGGTCAGGGTGAGCAGGTGGCGAGACATGGCGGACGGTGATCCGGGTTCCTGGGTAAGCTCTGAGGGCGGCGCGGCAGAAGGCGCGCAGCTCGTCCTCGGGCCAGATGGGTGGGGCGGGGGTGTCAGGCGGCTTCACGGACCGCGTAGCGGGCGCGCAGCGTCTCCACCTTGGCGTCGAGTTCGCGCAGGAACGTGGAGACCTCGGACTCCAGCTCGAGGATCATCGACACGTCGCGGGGCACGCGGGCCACGAACAGCTGCATCTCGTGCGGCAGGCGCGGGTCGTAGCTGACGAAGTCGCACCACGCCCGGCCAGTGCAGGCCAGCTGCCATTGGATCTGCGGCATGTACTTCATGGGCGCATGGCCGCTCAGCAGCGTGTCCAGATGCGTCGCGGTGATCGGGCATTTGATCTCGACAAGGCCGTCATCCCCCACGTAGCCGTCAGGGCTGGCGCCGCTCATGGCGATCTCAGGGTGGTCGATGAAGCCGACCTCGTAGACGTCCAGGCCGTGGCGCTCGGCGTAGCAGTCGCGCGCGAACGGCTCCTGATCCTTGCCCCATTGCATGGCGGTGTTCGTGAAGCCGGGCTCGCAGACGCCCGTCAGGCGCTCGCACAGCAGTTCGGCGGCGTAGTTGGCGCGGCTCGTGCTGTAGCCGGTCTTGGTCTTGGCGATCACGTCAGCGACGCGGGAGGCCGTGACCTTGCCGGCGCGGGCTGCGAACCATTCGGCGGTTCCCTGGATGATCATGCGGCGATCCTTTCGGAGAGTTCGAGTTCGCGATCGGTGCGTAGGCGGTCGATGTCCGCCAAGCGCTCGGGGTCCTTGGCGTCCAGTTCGGCCAGAAGGCCCGACGCGAGGTTCATGGCCTTCGTGATCTCGGCCGGGGTCTTGGCGGCCTTCAGCGTGGCCTCCAAGCGGCCGGCGCGGTCGCTCAGCGTCGGAGGCGGCGTGTCCAGCCGCTTGGCCTCGGTCCGCTCCTGACGCGGGCCGCTGGCGGCGGCGCCGTCATCGTCCTCGGGCGCCGCACCACTCATGGCGAGGAGGGCGTAGCGACGGCCATAGGTGATCGCCGAGCCGACGCCCTGGGGGTCAGTCTTGCTCGGTCGCAGCTTCAGGATGCCGGTCAGGGACGATCCGCTTTCGTGCAGCAGGACCGTGGTTACGCTCACCATGTCGCCGTCGTTGCCGGGCGACTGGATCACGGCCACGCCGGCGGCGTTGAGGGCCGGAACGACCCCCTCCACGACGTGCGCCAGGTCGGCATACTTCGACTTGAAGGCCGGATTGCTGGCGGCCTTCTTGATGCTCTCCGTGGCCTTCTGGGCGGCCACAAGGGCCTTGGCCAAGGGCGCGCGGTCGCCGTCCCAGATCAGGTCCGACAGGATGGGAGTGTCACTCAAGGCATAGCCTCCAGCTTGCGCGCAGCGAGCGCGGCTTCGATGTGGTCGGAGTTGTCCACGACAAGGGTGGGACGCTGACGGTCTGCGCGAGGCAGTCTCGACGTCCACACCCGCCGGCGGACAGGGTCGGCGCGGAAGACTTCGATGACGT